TGGCTGTGGCTGTGGTTGTGGCTCTTCTTCAACAGTTGTTGTTGTTGTGATTTTTTCTATTTCTGGAAGAGGTTCTGATAATTTTTCAATTGTGGTTTCTGGTTTGAGAACAATTCGTTTTTTGGGTTTTAATGTTTCTCTTGTTTCTTGAACTGGTAGATTTGATTTGACTAAACCCAGTTTTTGTTCCTGAATTCGATTTAGTATGAATTGTCGATCTATTACAGAATTTTTACGTTTATCTAAAATCTGCACCGGTTTTCGTTTTAGGATTTGTTCCTTGGCGATTACTGCTTCTTTTTCAACAGTAACTTCTTCTGTTTGTTCTTGTTGTTCCGGTTCTTGCTGTTCCTGGGTTTTACCAAAATTTATTTTAAATTCTACTTTTTTTTGAGGTATTCCCTTTTTTTCTAATATATTCTGTAAATAAGGCTGTTCCATATCCTATATATACTATAGTATACAATTCTTTTCCTAGAATATACTATATGCTTCAAAAATACTTATTTTTAATTTTTCTTATTGTAATCTTTTTAGCTGGAATATTTGTCATTTTAACTTTTAATTCAAATATAGAAAATTTGGAAACCACTGGAACAGCCAGTGGAACAGCCAGTGGAACAGCCAGTGGAACAGCCAGTGGAACAGCCAGTGGAACAGCCAGTGGAACAGCCAGTGGAACAGCCAGTGGAACAGCCAGTGGAACATCCAGTGGAACATCCAGTGGAACATCCAGTGGAATACCCACTGGAACAGCCAGCGGAACATCCACTGGAACAGCCAGCGGAACATCCACTACCAGCATGGCTCCCACTACCAGCATAGCACCCACTACCAGCATAGCACCCACTACCAGCATGGCTCCCACGGAACGCGACAATAGCAGGACCCCCAACTCAGTAAAGAAACAAACTACTGACACAAGTTGTCCAGATACATTACTAAAAAATGGTAATATGTACTTTCTATACAATTCGAAACTGCCTATTGTGAACGGAACAAACCCCATAGTATTTAACAGTTTAGATGAGTATATATCATACAACAAAAAATCACCGAATAGCTGTCCTCTTTTATATTTAGCTAGCGAAACAACCACACAAGGTGAAGAAGTTTATCGTGTAAGACCAAGTCCATTCAATAACGACGGTGGAGTACAGACGTTTCCGACAGCAAATTTTCAGTTTGCATCACAACCGGTTATCCAATCCGGAACTGGACCACAATCCACATTATCTTCATCACCTGAACCACAATCCACATTATCGTCGTCGCCTGGACTACTGCCCCAATTCGACGCGGACATGTACGCCGGATTTGACGCTTTAAATCAAGGTGTTGGAGCCTACACTGAACTAGACAAAATCCACGATCAAACCCAAAATCAACCAATCAGTGACAATCCAATGGATCCTAACTGGGGAGGAAGAGAGTACACCCGAAAACTAGTTGACAGTGGTAAATATGACGACTATAACATCTCCAGACCCATGTTATTCAATCCCAAAAACGTCATGTTCAACCCGGAACTCGCAAAATCATACGGTATTGAGCCGCCTAAAGACGTATATTAGTTTTTCGTCTCTGCAGTAATATGGCCAGTTCTTTGTATTCTTCATATCCATTTTTCGCAATAAAGTCCATAGTTCTCAATGTTGAACCATATGACGAACCGGAATGTGACATTGAAGTTTCCATTATTTTCTCTCTTATTCGGTTTAGTTCAACAGTATCGGAAAACATAAATCCTTTTCTTTCATCGACAGTAAAATCGCGTAACCAATCCCACAAATTACACTCTGTAATTGCCAAATGTGCATTTCGGTAGCGCTCTCGAATTGTATGGTCTTCTATGAATTCGAATTCTCCGTCTCCGTAATATCGCATTCTACAGTTTTCGATATTTTGCATATACAATGCTAAATCAATAAAAAATATGTTTATAAATATATTTTTTATTTGCATAATACGGTTGTAATATTGTAAATACAATGACAAGACAAGACAATTTCTAACTAAATCTATTCATTTACGGAAATGCCTCGGGTATAGCGGGGGGGTTCTCTCTGCGCCTTCGAAACTCTTCATATCCATTCTTCGCAATGAAATCCATTGACTGCATAGTAAATGCATAAGACGCACCGGAATGATCTTGTGCAATATCCTGTTCAAACATTTTTGTTTTAATTCTCTTTAACTCGGGTGTTTGGGCAAACAAAAATCCCTCCTTCTTATTGACTTCGAAATCTTTCAGCCAATCCCACAAATCACACTGAGTAATTGCCCAATGTGCATTTTTCAGCATTTCTCTATCATGCTTACACAAAAACTCGAATTCACCGTTTCCGTAGTATGACATTTTCTGTTTGGTTGATTGTAGATAAACAGTAAAAAAATGGATCAATTTTTTACGGTGCATTCAACTGTGGAAAACGCTGCATATAATCAACACCATCTATCTTGTTCGGGAATTCTTGATCGTCCAGGAACTTTACAGGAGAACTCGTATATTCCTGATTGTTAACCGCCTCGTGTAAGTCTACATACATCTTCTCGTTTTTATTCCAATTGTGTCTCAAGACAATTCCCACTGGCGTGTTGAAAACTTCCGGTTTATAAATGATGAAATCCGTTCGATGTTCATATACGAATTTACTTATGTAATACTGATCAAACGGCCATGCGTTGTGGTGTCGAGAATTAACAGATAATTCTTCTACTAAATCTCTATACATGTTTCGTGAATATCCGTCCACCTTAAGTATGAAAGCGCCGCTATTAATATACGTGTTTTTCTTCACATACGTATCTCTAGAATAACACCCATGTTTACTCGGATCTTTCGCCAATTGTTTCACGATTTTATCGAGATGTTTTTCGTTATGTATCCACGCATCACTGTCAAGAAATATCAAAATATCGTCTGTTGCGGTTTGTAAATAATCATTGACGACCAATATTTTCGTCGCGGCGGGATGCATTCTAGACGTATACTGTGGAGGAATTTGTACGAAAGTGTAATTGTAAGACAAGTTATTGCATGCACATTCATTGACCTTTTTAGTCAATTCTATATAATATAGTATAGGCCGATTATCCGCTTGTATGACACGAACTTTCATATGAGTGTTACTTACACGATATCTTTTATGTCATTTTCCCTGAAATATCTTCGGGTGGTGGAGAACTACTCAACAGATATAATTTGATGTTCTCAATACACGCCTTACTGATTTTTCTCTGTTTTCCGCCGGCGGTTTCTGCCATGATGTTCTCAATACATGCCGGATTTTTCTTCAATTCATCTAAAAAATGGGGAAACCCTCCTTCAAAGTGTTTCATCACGGCCATTGCAGTTACGGAGCTGATCCCAGGTATTTGACACAGCATGATCTCGCCTATATTTTGCGGTGTAATGTTCTCTTTCTTCACCTTTTTAACAACAGAACAATATTCCGCCTCGGAAGATGGGGTGTGGGTCGGGGTTTGGATCCGGGTTTCGGCAAACTGTTTTCCACCCGCCAACTCTTTCGCTATTTTCTCGGTCATATACAAGAGCCACTCTCCGGTTTCCTGAATGGTCGCCGTCTTGTGAACCGAGAAGCCTTTGAAGAATTGCAACGAAGTAATTGCCGAATAAATAATCTTTTTGTCTGATGGATATTTAAGTGTTGAGAACATTCCTTCCAGCAAATATACGATGAAGTGTGGTCTGAGACCGCTGGAATGCAACAGTCGATATGACTGTTCTTCGTATCTACCGTCTTTGATTGATGCTAAAAGATCCGCGAACGTTTTTCTTTCAACAATCAACAATATTTCGTCGGCATCAGTTTGGACAATTACATCTCCGATAGAGAGAACCTTCTTTTCTAATTGATAATATTTCTGTGGAGTTGGTTGTTGTTGTATTAGTGTTGAGCATTTCTGATAGAGTTCATGTTCTCTTTCATCGAATATAATTTTCATTTTGAGATTGTGGACAGTATAATAACATTGATATAGCTAAGTTATTATATTGTTTCGTTGGGGTATATATTATTTAGACCTTGCCAACTCCGGGCATGTGGTAATACTTGTAGTTACCAGTAGAAAGAGAACTAATAGGACGAGACTGTCTGGATATGGGAAAAACATTGTAGTTCCACTGGGCGAGAGAATGTGTGGCATTGTTCTGTTTGAAAATGGAGCCAATCATATAACCGCGTCCAACGAGGTAAGGAAGCCCGGGTTTCTTGTTACCTCCACCTTGGTTGACATCAGTTAAATAATTGCTACCCATTTGATAACGGCTAGACGAAGCAAAAGGACTACCTTGTGGCATTTATCTTCTATTATATAATTACTAAATATATTATTTATGCTTCGAAAAGAATATAAAAACAAAGGACGTATAATAAGTAGCTTCGAATTCATTTTATTTGTTCTAAATAAATAACATGAATACCACGAATGATGATGATGATATCCGGATCGAAAATAATCTAAACGGAACTCTCACGTATGTTTTCGATCCATTTAATCCGCTAAATATCTCCATCAATGAAATCGACGTAAAAAAAATACTCAACAATTACGGTATTAATGTAGAAATCAACAATTTCAATCTTTATAAACGCGCATTTATCCACAGATCTTACACGAAGCGTCCTAATCTGGAAAACGAACAGAACAACATAAAGATTGTGGAACAGCCAAACGATTGCCTCCCTCTTTTCACGAAATCCAACGAACGCCTAGAATTCTTGGGCGATGGGGTATTAGAATGTATTACTAAATATTATCTGTATCGTAGATTTCCCAAGGAGAACGAAGGGTTCATGACAGAGAAAAAGATTGCCCTGGTGAAGAACGAAGCCATCGGTAAAATGGCGTATGAAATGGGAATGCATAAATGGTTTATCCTGTCGAAGAATGCGGAGGTCAAACAAACCAGAACGAATTTGAAAAAGCTCGGATGTCTATTTGAAGCATTTATTGGAGCCATGTTCCTAGACTTTAACAAGATCGAAGTACATGACGAAGATGGGTGGTTCGAAAACGTTTTCGTCACTGGACCCGGGTTTCAGATGGTGCAGATTTTTGTAGAAAAGGTGTTCGAGAAACACGTGGATTGGATCAATCTCATCAAAAACGACGACAATTACAAGAACATTCTACAGGTGAAAATTCAGAAGGAATTCAAAGTCACGCCTCATTATATTGAAGTAGATGAACATGACGCCGAAAATGGATATCATATGGGTGTCTTTCTGTGTTTAGGTCAACCCATTTACGCAGTGAAACCGTCGAATTCTATACATATATCGAAATTCAATTCTTATTCGGATATTCATCAGTACATGTCTCAACACAAAAAGATTTTGGTCTTTTTCGGAGGTGCAAAACACAAGATCAAGAAGAAGGCGGAACAAATTGCATGTGACAATGCTATCCGAGCTCTTGCCGGATTTTAGACCGGAAAGTTTAGCGAGATCCGACGACGTAATAACATGTGAAAAATAATATTAAAGATATAGATACGACAGTAAATTGTCGAATATAAAATGTTGTGTCGATCATAATATATCATATCATTGTATATGAAAATTGGATTAATTTACGCCGACTGGTGCGTTCACTGTAATTCATTCAAGCCAGATTGGGAGACAATTAAAGAAAAACTGACGAATAGTGCTGTTGAAATCAAAGAAGTCGAAGAACAAAATTTAGACAAACTGAAAGAAATTGACCCTAAATTAGAGGCTGAAGGATATCCTACCATATTCAAAATAAGTGACGACGGGCAAATCGAATATTTCCCTAAAGATCGAGAAAGGAATGCGGAAAATGTGCTTAAATGGTTACAAATACAGCCTACATCTGGCGGTTCTCGCAGAACCCGCAAAAGAAGGTCTACCGGGAAAAAGAGACGCAGGAAAACAAAAACTGGAAAATTGAAAAGAAAAAACATAAAGGGAAAGATATAACATACTAAAATGACAACATCAACACCCAAAAAGATTGTGTGCAAATCGCTTCGTTTGTTCGATTTTCACATCTACGATGAAAAGCCGAATTTAGAAGATGACGAAGACGACGAGACGCCGGGCACTTCCAAAGACGACTTCACCATTCAAATGTTTGGAATAAACGAAAAAGGCGAAACCTTCTGTATTTATATCTCCGATTACCAACCCTTCTTTTACATCAAAGTATCGGAGAAATGGACCGAAAGAACCATGTACGAATTTCTACAGGATATAAAACGCAAAATCGATAAACGCTATAGCGACTGCATTTTATCCGCCGAATTCGTTCATCAAAACAAATTATACGGATTTTCAGCCGGCAAAAAAGATAAATTCGTCAAATTGACGTTTCGCAACATGGCAACCATGAACAAGGTGAAAAACGTATGGTACGATTACAGTGGCGAAGTCAGACAAAGAAAAAAGGTCGAATACAATAAAACGTTTCTTGAACTCTACGAAAGCAATATCCCGCCGCTTTTACGTTACTTCCACATATACAATATCAGTCCCTCTGGATGGGTCTATTTTAAAACAAACCGCGCCATAAAACCCGCGACCAAAACCACCACATGTAAATACGAATTCATCTGTCGCGCGAAAGATCTGGTTCCCATGCCGGAGAAAGAAACCCGGGTTCCTTATAAAATATGTAGTTTTGATATTGAAGCCAGCAGCAGTCATGGCGATTTCCCTCTTCCCGTGAAAACCTATAAACGTCTCGCCACCAACTTGGTCGACATATTTATTCGACAGAGTAGTTTCATTGCGGGTGATCAGGAAAAGGCGAAATTACTGTTGAAGAAAATCGTCATGACCGCGTATGGCTACGATAAATTCGACGACGTCGACATCGTGTATCCGAAACAGATGCCGTCCAAGGCAAAAGTCGCGACACTAATCATCTCTCTTTTGCAACAGACGATCGAAGAGACTGCTGGAAAATCCAATCTTATGCGCATCGACGACTACTTCAACCAAGTCGAGGAAGATACCGATGTGGCCGCGGCGGGGGATACCGGAGACGCGGAAGATATGGACGAAGAAATATCCGCCAAACCGGTCTCAAAAACCAACCACCGGAAAAAAATGTCTCCCGTCGCCGCCGCAAAAACCACACTGTTGGATATCCTGATAAGCGATAAATATGCTAGAGACGAAAAAATGAAAACCGCCAACGAAATCTTAACAGTCATTTTGCCCCAACTCGAAGGCGACAAAATCACCTTCATCGGCTCCACTTTCATGCGATACGGCGAAAAGGAAACCTATTTGAACCATTGTCTCGTTTTAGGCAGTTGCGACCCCGTGGAAAACGCGACGATCGAATGCGTCGACACCGAAAAGGATCTGTTATTGAAATGGACCGACCTAATTCAACAGGAAAATCCCGACGTCATTATCGGCTACAATATATTCGGCTTTGACTACGAATTCATGTTTAGACGTTCACAAGAAAACGAATGCGACAAGGCGTTCTTGACCTTATCCCGAAAAATCGGCGAAATATGCGCCAAATACGAGAACGACACGGCGACAATTGAAAACACGAAAATGCAAATCGCCACCGGGGAATATGATTTGCGGTATTTCAAGATGACCGGGCGTATACAGATAGATATGTACACGTATTTTCGACGCGATTTCAATTTGTCCTCTTATAAATTGGACGACGTCGCCGGCGAATATATCGGAGACAGCATCAAGAAAATCGTATGTGTTGAACACCCCGACTTTGGACCGGTGACGGAACTCTACAGTTCAAATCTGATGGGGCTTCACGTCGGCGACTTCATACACATTGAAATAACCGGTTTCACATCCGACTATTACGGCGGCGGCAAGAAATTCCGAGTGTTGGATATCGTGAAGCGAGACGACACGAATGTTATTCTCATTGGCGGTCACGAGGAAATCGACACTTCCAAAAAATCGGTTAAATGGGGCACCGCCAAAGACGACGTATCTCCACAGGATATTTTCCGACTGTCGAATGGAAACGCGGCGGACAGAGCCATCGTCGCCAAATATTGTATTCAGGATTGTAACCTGGTTCATCATCTCATGAATAAAATCGACGTTATCACCGGGTACGTGGAGATGGCGCGTATTTGCAGCGTTCCCATCCCGTTCTTAGTGTTTCGCGGTCAAGGCATTAAATTGACCAGTTTCGTCGCCAAGAAATGCAGAGAAAAGAACACATTGATGCCTGATTTGGAAAAGAGCAACGAAGCGGACGGGTACGAAGGCGCCATCGTTTTGCCGCCGAAATGTTCCATGTATATGGATAATCCGGTTGCCTGTGTCGATTATTCTTCGCTGTATCCTTCCTCGATGATCAGCCAGAATTATTCGCACGACAGTAAAGTGTGGACGAAGGAGTATAACTTAACAGGTACATTGATTGCTGTTAGTGGTGAACGCGATGCTTCCGGTAATTTCGTCTACGACAATTTACCGGGGTTCGAATACATCGACATAGAATACGACACGTTCAAATATATCCGCAAGAACGCGACGTCCCGCGCGGAGAAAACCAAGGTGGGCAAGAAAATATGTCGATGGGCGCAGTTACAGGATGGCCAGAAATCCATCATGCCGTCGATCTTGGAGGAACTGTTGAAGGCGAGGTCGGATACGCGTAAAATGATCAAAACGGAGAAGGATCCCTTCATGCAGAATATCTTGGACAAGCGACAGCTCGGATATAAAGTAACAGCCAATTCGCTATATGGCCAGTGTGGATCCCGTACATCGACATTCTACGAAAAAGACGTCGCTGCTTCCACTACCGCGACGGGACGCATGATGATCACTTATGCGAAACGCATTATAGAAGAAGTGTACGGGAACATGGTCTACGACACGGCGAAATACGGACCCGTGTTGTCGAAAGCCGAATACATATATGGTGACAGTGTTGCTTCTTATACTCCGGTTTATGTTCGCATGGATGAAGGACCGTTACATATATGTACAATTGAAGATTTAGCTGTTGAATATGGCGAGGGCATTTGGGTAAAATGTAGCGAAAAGGGAAAACAAGAAAAAGAGTATTGCGAATTGAGCGGATCCCATATTGAAACGTGGAGTGATAAAGGATGGACTAAATTGTATCGTGTTATCAGACATACGTTGGCATCACATAAAAAAATAATACGTGTTATTACCCACACCGGTTTGGTAGACGTAACAGATGATCATTCTCTTCTTTTGGAAAACGGCACGGAAATTTCACCCAAAGATGCGACACTCGGAACTAGACTTCTACACTCACCTTTACCTGAAATATATGGTCCACCGGAATTTTACTTGGGTTCCGGTTTCTTCGATAATCAATTGGATGCCGCAAAAAACTATTGGAGAGAATATAATACTCTGGGTCCTTCATGCAGTATAGAAATGTCGGAGTTCGAATACTGTGTCAGAACCAATTTGTATGGAAAAATGTTTGGAAAACCAATATCAAACTGTGTTGAAATCCTGAAAATGGAAGAGGTACCTTACGAAGGTTTTGTATACGACTTAACCACCGAAAATCATCATTTCGCAGCTGGTATCGGTAATATGATTGTACATAACACTGACAGTGTTTTCTTCACGTTCAATCTGGAAAACCCGGAAACCGGGGAAAAAATTCGAGGCAAAGACGCGCTCGATATAACCATCGAAATAGCTCAAGATGCCGCTCATCTATGCAGTCAATGGTTGAAACCGCCGATGGAATTGTCGTATGAGAAGACCCTTATGCCTTTCATCCTCCTCTCGAAGAAGAGATACGTCGGGATGTTGTACGAGACGGATCCGAACAAGGGAAAACTGAAGTACATGGGTCTCTCGCTGAAACGCCGCGACAGTTGCGACTACTTGAAGGACGTCTACGGCAATATTCTGAATATATTGATGAAACAGGGAGGGGGAGGTGGCGACACGATCCAGAACGCCATGGATTTTCTCAACAGATCCCTCGTCGATTTGGCCGAAGGCAAAGTTCCTGTTGAGAAACTGGCGATTACGAAGGCGCTGCGTAGCGATTACAAGAACCCTGACCAAATTGGACACAAGGTTTTGGCGGATAGAATAGGTAAACGAGACCCCGGAAATAAACCAAAGAGCGGAGAGCGTATCAAGTTCGTCTTTGTAAATACGAATACTCCAAAGGCGCTAATGGGCGACAAAATAGAAACGCCGGAATTCATAGCCGAGAACAAGTTGACGATC